CTATCGCTTATGATTACGATAATATAAATCTTGAGAGTACAAAAACTTAAGCTTAGCTTCTCGCTTGTCTGACGTCTTAATCAGATAACGGATGACGAATCCGAATAATAAAATAAACAAAATAGCCCAAGCAATTTGACTTTGGGCTATTCTTTCTGCGTGTTCAATTGGCATAGGCTACGCCTCCGCCCCTGCCGTCGGGTCTGTCTAGTCTGGATTTCCGTTTTCGTCAAATTTCATGATCCAGTACTCCTCATTGAGCATGTCAGCAATATTAATTGTCGCAGCGGTACCGCCCCACTGGTTAAAGGCCCAAATCGTCTCCACATCGACAAATTTGCGACGACCATTGACAATACCTGGACGACGTTGGACATCGCGATACATATAAAAGTCTTGATTAGCTGATTTGCATCGGATAAATTCTCCGTGGTCTTTCATGTACTGCAATGCTGTCGCAAGGTCACATGGTTGTGTTGTTTCTTCCAATATTAAGCAATGTGTTGTCGATAGTTTCTATCATGTTTATTCTCCATCGATAATTTCTCCTGGTTTAGTTGCTGAGTCAAATCTGCAAAGGATGTAAACCGTCTTCTTTTTCTGAATAACCTTTACGATTATTTAAACCAATCAAATCTGCTATGTACATCTCTGTATACTTACATTTCAAACGTTCTTAGAGAAAGCCAAATTTCAAGTTGAAGTTAGCCACCCAAAAGAAATTCACTTGGCGACTTGTAGTCCAAGCATTTTTTAGGGTAGTTGTTAATCCAATTTTCGATAAAAGCGACTTCTTTCGGAGTCGTTTTCTTAGTTCCTTTAGGTAACCATCTACGAATTAATCGATTATGATTTTCATTTGAACCTCTCTCCCATGAAGAGTAAGCATGTGCGTAGTAGATATGTTCCTCAGGAAATACCTCAGACAATCGTTTGAACTCCGAACCATTATCTGCAGTAATGGACAGAATACGATGCTCCCCTAATAGTAACGTAAGCGCCTGATTGACAGATTCAGCAGTTTTATTTGGAATTAACCTTATAATTTGGTGTCTGCTCCGCCGGTCGGTTAAGACTAACAGGCAATAATTTTTTATCTTAGTCAGTAGGACGGTATCAATTTCATAATGACCATTTTCCAAGCGAAGATTAATAACGTCAGGACGTTCTTCGATAGATTTACCTGCCGGCTTAAAGTTCGGACTAGCTTGCTTCTTGACACCTTTCCTTTTTCTGGGATAAAGCATGTCGGCCTTCGTCAATCCTAAATGACCATTATGAAACCAGTAGTAGATGGTTGAAATACCAACTTTCACTTGCTTCTTCTTAACCATCATTTCAGGCGAAAATTTTTGCTTATGATAGTGTAAGATCTTCTCTCTGATTTCCTTTGTTAGAATTAACTTTTTCACCGACCGTTTTCGATTGGATTGGTAAACAGTTTGTGCGTAATCGGCAGAATAGACCTTTTTGTATAGCCCTTTTCTCACTTGTTGTAAAGTTGTACCTCTTTTGACTTCATTATGAATCGTTTGAGGCGCCTTTCCTAACAAGCCTGCAATGTCACGATTGGACTTATTTTCATTCTTCCACCGCTCAATCAAGCGACGGTTATCTATTGTCAAATGTTTCCCTTTTGGGGTATAATGTTTTTGCATCTCTGTGCCTTTCCTTGTGTTTGTGGTGAACAACAAGTATAGCACAGAGGTGTTTTCTTATACCTTAAATCACATTTCATTTGACACCAGGAACCCTTGAACCTGTTTTTTCAGCTAAACCAAGGCTATGATTAGCCTTGGCCACCTAGCCTAACAGCTTCAAGCCTGTTATCAAATGAAATCAATCGCCAACTCATATATAGTAAAGCAGCTGATTTTGATCAAGGTAAAATGGCTAACTTCATTATAGAACTTTCAGTTCTTAGAGAAATCGCTTCTTTGGCTCTAAAAATTGCTCACGCAATCGTTTTTTAGTCAATACTCCTCCCCCTTTTCTAAATTTGGTATAATGTTTGTAAAAATATGATTGGAGAAATCACTATGGATGAACAAAACAAACCAAGTTTTGATATAAACCCTTTTCCTGTTTCAAAAGATACAGGAGACGCACTTGCAAAACCTATTGCTACTTCCTTAGGTGAAGCTGGAAAAACCATATTAGATGGTATTTTCCATTTTACTCTGGATCCTATCAGAAAATTCAATATCCAACGTTCTTACGCTCTCGAACAATTTGAAATCGAAGTCAAAGAATCTGTATCAAGTATCCCCTATGAGTTCTTAGATGATTCAATGACGGGTGTTGTATTAAAAACTATCGAAGATTCACGCTATCAACTCAACCATGAGGACATCCGAAAAATGTTTAGTAATTTGATATCAGCAACACTAGACTCTAGGAAAAATTCAAGAGTAAGTCCCAAATACAGCTCTATTATTTCGGATATGAGCCAAAGAGAATCATGGTCTTCCCTTTGAGATGTTTTTCAGTGTACGAGCTGACGCAATGATTTCTTTATACCCATTTTTAGATCAATTAGGCTATTTTGATGCAAACCAGCTTGTCTCGCGAGTTGGTTTTTATTCAGCCCTCTTTCATTGAGTAATCTTTCAATTATTTCCCACATATTCTTCCTCCAGTTACTAGATATAGTATTCAAAAAGTTATCCACAACCACATGTTGATTTTTCAATAACTTTCTGCTATAATATTCTCATGAATAACCCAACATCTTTATTCATAAAATTTGATAGAAAGGAGAAGAATATGGATATAACACAAATTAATTTGACTCAAATTCTAGTTACATTCTTGACAGCTTGTGTGCCTGCCTTTATCGCATATCTAACAGGTCATTATCAAACCAAAGCGAAATTTAAGGAATTAGAACTTAAACACGAGCATGAGAAAGAATTATTAGAGATTCAACAGGCCAACAAGCAAAATGATTTGCAAAATCAGCTGACCTACGAAATGATGTCCAAAATGGGTTTGGAAGACGCCATGAAAGACGCTGTTCAACAAGCTATTGCTTCTCAAATTAAAAATTCTTTCAATCAACAACGTAAGAATTAACCGGTATTGTCAGATATTTCGTTGATATCTGACATTTTTTTAGATATTACGTCAACCATAGTTTGTATACCGTCGATGAAACCTCTACCATAATCAGACGCTAGAAACTTCATGATATTTTCCTTGACTATTTTTTCTAATTCCTCATGTGTCATATCATTCTCCTTTCCACCCTTACTTCTTCTTTCTCCACTTCACAATCTGCCGTATCACAAACGACAGGACCAACAAACTAGCCAACCAATAAATCATTGCTTTCTTTAGCAAATGGTGGTATACTCAAATAAGAGGTTGGGGCTTTCGCCCCTTGCTCTTACTTTTTGTTTTGTAAGTTCCGCTTGTGCTCAAGCACTTGTTTGTGCCATAAGCGAGCTTCTCTTACTAGGCCTAAGACAATTAGAACTGTGCCGAGTTCTTCTGGTTTTAGGCTTTTTAGTATGTCCACCATTTGCTTTTCCTCCTGTTTTAGTTCGGTCATTTCCCTTACCTTGATTATATCACATTGCGGTTAAACAGCAATATCAAGAACTTTTTGCGTTTTTTTTCGCATTTTTTGTTTTTTCTTGATTTTTTTGCGTTTTTGCCGTAAAATCTTCATTAGAAAGCGAGGAAAAATGCTATGCCGATAGAAAACAAAGATATTTTCTCGAAAAATCTAAAATACTATATGGACAAAAAAGGGGTTGACAGAAACCAACTCTGTTCTGATTTAGATTTAAAGTATACAACTGTACGAGACTGGATAAAAGGTATTACATACCCACGAATTGGGAAAATCGAATTACTTGCAAATTATTTTGGAATTAACAAATCGGATTTGATTGAAGAAAAATCCACAATCCCTTCTTCTTCCATCCCTCTTCCCAACTTCGACCCACGTAAGACTATTCTGCTATCTAACTACGACAAGTTAAACGACACACGCAAAAATAAGCTCCTAGCGACCTCTGAGACGCTTCTAGCCGAAGAGCAAGGGAAAACCATTGACATATCAGAAAAACGTGCAGAATACGACGCTAGAAAGCGTATTAGCCTATCTGTACCAGGCAAGGTATCCGCAGGCACTGGCTACTGGCAAGAAGACGACTACGACACTATGGTAGACTTCTACGCAGACGACATTCCGGACGAAAGCAAGTATGACACCGTCGCAGTTGTCGTTGGGCACTCCATGGAACCCAAAATCAAAAACGGCGACTTCCTCTTTATCAAACTCAAGGACCAAGTAGACCTAAACAAAATTGGTATCTTCCAAATCGACGGCGAGAACTACGTTAAGAAATTAAAAAGCGGCCACTTAGCATCACTAAATAAAGACTATGACAATATCCGAATCACTGAAGGCATGCGAACCATTGGCGAGGTTGTGGAGGTGTATAGGGAGAAATGACACCTGTGGTAATTGAGGAGTTTAATAATTTAATTTGACAATAACGCAAGGAATGAAAATACTATGAAGAAAGAATTTATAGAAAAGATAGCACAAGTTAAAATTGTGCACGACGATAGCGAAAAGACAGAGTTTTCTCAATTTTACAGTACATCAAAATTCCCTATTAATTTTGATTTACAAGTTTCTGTTACTTTTTTAAATATAATCCCTGATAAACTTTATCGTTTAAAAATTGATATTATGGCCGATACCACTCAAATAAAAATAATCCAAAGTGATAGTCAGTTCTTCTCGATTTCCGAAAAAGATATGATTTTAGTACATGAGAATCTCGGTCAATCATTCATTATGACAGGAATACAATTTGATGTTCTGCAAGAAAATGCATACAAAATAACATTTACCCTATCCGATGAAAATGACGTTGAGCTATCTAGTTTTTCAAACTACTACTATTTCGGGGAGGTTTCAGGATGAAAAAAGGTATCACTGCAGCCCGTCCAAACTTATACTCTGTACCAACACGTAAACAAAGTGATATAATGGAATCAGAAAAACAAACGGAGGAATCTATTATGCCACAAGAAACATACACAAAATCCGAAATTGATTTGAAATTCGATAAAATTAGCACTGATATTCATCATGGATTTGAAAAGGTTGACTTAAAATTCGATAATTTTGAACGTCGCATCGAAAATATGCTTTTAGTTCAAGAAAATAGACGGTTAGAAGAACAAGCAAAAAATAAAAAAGAATTCATGTACTGGGCAATTGGGATTATTGTTGCTTTAGCTGGCATAGCATTTCCTATTTGGTTCGGTAAATAAAAAAAGCCCCACGCTCAAATTTTGGTCGAGGAGAGCGTAAGGCTGTGGATAGTCAGAAACCTGCTTTGCAGTAGGTCTCTTTACTATACCCATTTTATCAAATTAGAAAGGGTAAATCAATGGTATATTTTAGAAAAAGAGATAACGGATGGGAATACCGTATCTCCTACAAAGCCCCAGACGGCTCATATAAGCAGAAATCCAAGTCAGGGTTTAGGACTAAGTCTGAAGCTGTCCAGGCCGCCTCCCAGGCTGAAATCGAGCTGTCCAATGGCATTGTCTAAGATAAGAACATTACCCTTGCGGAATACTTTGAAAAATGGTACAAAATCCACCGAGCACCATCCGTATCTGCTGGCACACTCAAACACTACGAAACCGCCACCGCTGCAATCAATCGCTACTTCCAAGAAATCAAAATCATCGACATCACACCATCCAGCTATCAAGCCACATTGAATGAGATGGGCAAACATTACCGCAAGTCCATACTACGACTGATACACGCTAAAATCAAAACCTGTGCTAAGTATGCAGTTGTCGATAGAATTATCGCAATTACCTTTGCAGATCTGGCAAAGGTAACATCTGAGATTGACCCAAACCCCATCGAAAAAAAGTTTTTAAGCCAAACAGAGTACCTAAATCTCATTGAGTTTACCAAAGAAAATCCCTACGAACACCGACAGTTACAAATCTACCTCTTGGCTGTCACTGGTATGCGTGTTGGGGAATCAATGGGTTTGACCTGGGATGATGTTGATTTCCAAAACAATCAGCTTACCATCAGCAAAACATGGGATATTTATACCAACACTGGATTTGCCCCGACAAAAAATCAGCAATCTGTTAGGACAGTTCCACTGGATAATGGTACAATAGACTTGCTACAAGATTATAAAGCCCACCAGTGGCAAGAAAATGATTTCAAACGCTTGTTCCCAGTCAATGCCCACGCATACCTAAACAAGCGATTGAAAAAACTGATTGGCAGGTCTGTCCATATCCACTCGTTAAGACATACATACGTTAGTTACCTCCTAACCAACGGCATCGAGGTACTGACTATATCAAAACTGATCGGACACAAAGACCCCACTGTCACACTCAACACCTATTCGCACCTACTCAAAGAAAAAGAGATAGCCGATTTTGACAAAATAAAAACACTCTTTTGAAAAAATTTGGGGCGGATTTGGGGCAAAACCTTGTAAATACGCTATATAAAAGGACTAAAATGATTACCAAAGAATTCGATACAATAACAGCTATTTCAACTCCTCTCGGTGAGGGGGCCATTGGGATTGTCCGCCTGTCTGGGACGGATGCATTTGCCATTGCCAGCAAGGTCTTCAAAGGAAAAGACTTAGCAACAGTTCCTAGCCACAGCCTCAACTACGGCCACATTATTGACCCTGCGACAGGGCAAGTGCTTGACGAGGTCATGCTGGGTGTCATGCGTTCCCCAAAGACCTTCACCCGCGAGGATGTCATCGAGATTAACACCCACGGAGGAATCGCCGTTACCAACGAAATCCTCCAGCTCCTGATTCGCCAAGGTGCTCGAATGGCTGAGCCAGGCGAGTTTACCAAACGTGCCTTTCTCAACGGCCGTGTGGATTTGACACAGGCCGAGGCCGTCATGGATGTTATTCGTGCCAAGACCGACAAGGCCATGCACAATGCCGTCCGCCAGCTTGACGGCTCCCTCTCCCAGCTCATCAACGACACGCGCCAAGAGATTCTCAATACACTGGCTCAGGTCGAGGTCAACATCGACTACCCCGAGTACGACGACGTCGAGGAGGCGACGACAGAGCTGGTCCGCGAGAAAACTCTCCAGTTCCAAGCTCTTTTGGAAAATCTCCTCCGTACTGCCCGCCGTGGAAAAATCCTGCGTGAAGGCATCGCAACCGCTATTATCGGTCGTCCAAATGTGGGAAAATCCAGCCTACTCAATAACCTCCTCCGCGAGGAAAAAGCCATCGTTACAGACATCGCAGGAACAACCCGCGACGTTATCGAAGAATACGTCAACATCAAAGGTGTCCCCCTCAAGCTGATTGATACAGCAGGTATCCGTGAAACAGATGACATCGTTGAAAAAATCGGTGTGGAACGGTCTAAAAAAGCCCTTGAGGAGGCCGACCTCATCCTGCTAGTCCTCAACGCATCCGAGCCCCTGACCGAGCAAGACCGCAATCTCCTAGCCATTTCAGACATGGCAAATCGTATCGTCCTGCTCAACAAGACCGACCTGGAAGAGCAGATTGAAGCAGATCAACTGCCTGAGGATGTCATTCGCATTTCCGTCTTAAAAAACCAGAATATCGACCAAATCGAAGAAAAAATCAACCAGCTCTTCTTTGAAAATGCAGGTTTGGTCGAGCAAGATGCCACTTATCTCTCCAATTCCCGCCACATTTCCCTGATCGAGCAAGCCGTTCAAAGCCTACAAGCTGTCAATGACGGACTGGAAATGGGCATGCCAGTAGACTTGTTGCAGGTTGACCTGACCCGTTGTTGGCAAATTTTGGGAGAAATCACAGGCGATGCAGCTCCAGATGAACTCATCACCCAACTCTTTAGCCAATTCTGTCTTGGAAAATAAGAACAAAAGTCATGTAAGAAAACTTGCATGACTTTATTTGTATATTAACACATAATTTCTTGTCTAAGATGACAAATTTAGATATACTAAACAGTGAAAGGAGGCATTCCCATGAAAAAACTTCTTATTTGTATTGTCCTTCTATCCTGTCTTGTCTTTCCATTTATCGGCTGGAAACTATACGCCTACCAGCACAATACGATCACATTAACGTCGGAAGCTGATTTCTACTTGGTTTATCCCGGTAAGGTCGAGACTTTTCAGCTAAATGGTCATGAACCAGAGCTGCTTCATACCCAAAAAATGAATTCAGAGGGGTATTTTGGCTCTGGTAAAAATTATGTCATAGACAATCAGTATCTAGTCTTTGCCAACGATCAGCAAAAATTCATTAACGACAATCTGATATCCATCGATTTCAATACTGGGACTGTCTTGCGAAAGCCAAGTCAGTATAGTAGCTATATCAGTGGTACAGATGGACAAGACTTTTATACAGCGGGACCCTATCACATACTTGCGCAATTTGATAAGCAATTTGAAACACGTCAAACCCACATTTTAAACGATGACTTCATCCCAAATGATCCAGTCATGGTAGACCAAACGTCAGTCTATTTAACTGGTTTTGTGAAAGATTTTACCCAAGAAGGACCCGAAGAAAATGTCTTGATTGTATTTGATAAGAAAGATTTTTCAAAACAAGAGGTATTCAAGTACGACAATACCATTGCCACAGGAGAGGGGCTTTGGGTCAATGGAACCATCTATCTCCCAAATTTAGGGAAAAAAACAAGTGAGTATACGGAAATTGAACAGTCATCCGAACTCCTAACCTTTGATACAAAAACAAAAACATTTTCGTCAGTAACTTTAGAACACCCCTCACCAAGCACACTACATGCTCTCAAAGACCAGAAGCTTCTCCTCATCGAGCACCAAAATGGCATGTTTAGCCCAATCTCATTTACCATTTACAATACCCAAACAGGTCAAGAGAGCTACCATCGTCTAGACGAGCTTAATCCTCGTCCTTATTACATCGACCATGTCCGCCAACTAGACGGTAACAGATTATTATTGATTCTGGCTGGTAAGGCACTCATCTATGACTGGCAAGCAAAAAAAGTTTTAAGTCAAACCATTCTATCTGAGGATTATGTCAGCGGGTTGTGGGTAAATGACTGA